CGGGACACGGCAGATTCAGTGAAAGGACTTCTCTTAATTTTTGATGCAATTTACTCTCCGTAAACCCGCTTAACGCCTGCCGCTATGTCTGAAAGTCTCCTGTCTTCGATAACGCTAGTTTCGGTTTTCGCATTAGCGTCCGGGATCGGCATTCCCTCAGAAACTCTTTTATTGGAAAGATTAGCTTCCGCAATTGCCTGATACTCCGCAACAACGTCTTCCAGGTAGTCCATGTCGGTTGACTTGGCGATTCGGCCTCTCATTCGTTTTTCGGTATCACTCAGGTCTGTTTTTCCAAGAGACACTTTTGCGCTATCAAACCATTTGGTCGCATCTTTACGATAATGATCCAGCACTTTTTCGCCGTGAGCGGCCATAGCTATTTTGCTCTCTACTGCATTGAATGTTTCGTCAAAAGTAGAAGGCGCTACGCCGTCGCAAACCATTTCGCCTAGCTTTTCTACGGACACACAGAGCTTGTTATATTTCTCGTTCAGCGCTTTAAAATTGTCTATTTTCTTACTCAGCCTGTCTTGCAGACCAACAGGCAGTTCAGCCCCTTCAGCAATTGCTACCTCTACTCCCAGCTCTTTAGCCAAGCCCGAAAGCAATGCAATCCATTCTTCCATCATCTCCCCCTTTGTTTCCTTGTTCTTGATTATTTCGGTTTGTGTATTTTCTGGGGCATTAGAGGTGTTTAGCACTCTTCTCCCAGCGTTTAGGTCAGCCCCTGTTCCACCGGGAACAATCGCCATATGTCGCACATCAGTAATTTTTACTGGTATCCATCTAACCTGTTCATTGTCTATAACTTTGCCTTGCTGCTGAATAAAGTGGTCAAATTTCATTTTTGGGTGAGATGGCTTACATTTCATATTCACGCCAATGGAGCCATTTCTAATTATCCCTGTTTCAAGCCCCACCGCAGCTTTTGAGTCATAGGCCGGATTAACTACCAAGTCAGCGTTTACACCATAAGGAATATCAGATGACTCCTCCCACCTTGCGTTCTCGACATAACCAGCAACATCATGGGCGTCGTCAGAGTGGTTCCAGACGAGATCAACCCTTTTGTTATTAACCATGTCCACGGTTGGTTTCAAAAAAGAACCGTTATTGTGGGTGTAATCTACGAGTTGCGGATAATCGAAGCCGGAATGAGGCCATGCTTGGACGGCGCTTATAAGCCTCCAGGTCTGCCTAACCGGCCCATTATTAGCTGGAACAATGGATGCAACGTTAGCGTTGGAGTTGTCTGCTTTAGATGTCTCTTTCCCTTTTGATTTATCTGGAAGATTGTCTTTTTCTTCTGAAGACCCGACAGCGTTATCAACGTCATCTTTTAATATATCGTCAGCAATTGGGTCGTCGGGACCAGTGTCAGTGTTTGTTTCTTTGGCAGGTTTCTTTTTCTTAAGATCGGCAGCAATAGTATCGTTATCTCTAACGGTACAATCTAACGTCATATCAAACGAATAGATGTCGCAACCATGTTTGTTGTCAAACTTTGAAGTATAACTAGGCTTCAAATCCCCCCCCTGTTTTTCTTAGATAGCTTCTAGCCAGTCCCTGCAATTGTTATGATATGGCGGAGCGCCAATACCATTTCCCTGAATTTCTTCCCCTGACATGTCTTGCAGTTGGGCTACTGTATATTTTTTAGTAATAAATTCGGTATCTTTTCCGTTGAGAGAATTGTTTTCTACCATGTCGTTAATATTTTTTATTTCATTTTCAACAGAAAATGTCTTGCCGAGCATTGCGTAGCAGAATTCACATTTACGATTATCTTCAGGTCCAACAACAACAAATTTCTGAACCCCGCTATTCCTGAGAGCAAAAGAAGCTCCCCACATTTTTGCCCTAGACTCTGACACATTTCCCATAGCAGTAGCGGCATCTTGATACATGGAGTCCATGTAGCTACCTAACGCTACTTTAAAAGCGTTCAATCTATCTGCTGTTGGGTTATCAAGTCCATAATGGTCATAGAGTTTTTCGGCTGTGTTACGTGTGCGCCACAATCGCCACTCTGAACGAGACATAAAGTTTTTAGCCATGTAGGGTTCAACTACACTTGCCAAATAAATTAAAGCAGCCGTCTCGTCTTTATTTTTATTATTGTCAGATTTCTCTATTTCAGTTTTAGCGAATAACCTAGAATCATCCTGACCTTCGCTCCAAGAGGAGCTAACCTGCCTTAAGGCAATTTGGCTAATATCTTGTGTCTTTATTGAATCTTCTAGGTGACTCACATATGTATCTACCCCTTCTCTGACAATCAAACTCTTAGAAAGTTTCATTTGGAGAGCTAACCACGCAGAAAAAGCCAAAAAACCTGTATCATTAGCGTTTGATAAAATAGCTTCCAGCTTTCCAGAATAAGAATCAGAGCCGGTTTTATCTAACGCAACAGGATAGGAATAAATATGCGATTCTTTAGTTAAAGTTCTATACTCATTGTTCTGATTAGAAAATTCAGCTACAAATGTGCTCTCACTTAGGATGGGAACATTATCATACCCTAATTTACGTCTAGCCTCCTCCAGTGAGATTGCTGGCGGCAAAGAAGTTAACTGTTCCAACACCTTTTTAGAGTCCATGTATTCTGATTCTGAATCTCTAAAAGCATCCAGACTTCGCGAGGGACTAAAGGCCACTGAAACGTTAGCATCCCCCAACCCTAGCAGGGCAAAATTTAGTCGGTGTCCCATTTCCAAGACCTTTGCTACGCCGGCCTGGTAAAATCTTAACCCCTGTTGTAACTCCTCGTAAATGATTTTAACGAAAGCATCCGACTTACCAGAATTCCACCCAAACATAATAGGGTCACGCTGGAGGCCGGAGAACAAGCCCTGTAAAACCATTTGAAGTAAATCGTGGGCTCCCGAAGCTCCTGCTTGTGTATTCTGAAATGCAAATTTGATATTATTATAGGCAACACCCAGACCGTTCCCCATATTTTCTTGTACGCTCTTCGCTATTTTGTTAATATACACTTGCGATTTGGCGTCGTAATTCTGTTGCGTTTCACCGGGAGCCCTGGGAGGTGGCTCGACTTCGGCTGTTAAAAATCCGAGCGCAGCCAGCTTTGTCATCCAGACACCAATTTTCTTAATAATGTCTCTGTGAATCCCGCAAGATTCTATTGCTGATATAATTGGTGGGATAGCATACGGGCTTCCGTCTCTAACAGTCGCATTATAATAATAGGTCTGAGCCATGTTTAGTGGCACTATTCCGATACGTTCTAATGCCCCTATTCCTATTTGTCTTTGACATAAAGTATAGCCCATCTTGTCTTCTCTGTAGGTCCAGACAAGGGTTTTTACTGGCACCAAAAACGATTCATCAACATATCCCAAGGAGGAATTAGGCACCCATTCCACACAGGTTGCGCCAGTGCGAGCGAGCTGAGAAAAGCAACTAGAGGAAAGGCCGAACACTCCGCCCGATAAAGGAAAACATCTTTCCGCTAGTCTGTTAGCTTCGTCAACAGCCTTTTGCGCTTGCATCGATGACGACGCATTAATAGTAAGAGTATGTCCGGAGTTAGCCAGCGCAATCGTTGATTGATGGTATTTGTTCACGTAGGGGTCAGTTAAAACTAGATGGTCTATTACCTCAAAGATTTGGAGCGGTATTTGCGCCGGGACAATCCCTAAACTGCCCCAGTAAGCTTTCACGTCCAAATAAGGGTTAAAGCCCACATCCTGGGAAACTCTCGCTGTGGCCGTTGAATAAGGAACAGCAGTTAATGGAGTCTCGACCGAAATTGATTGTTTTTGATTTTTCTTTTTGTTCTTCTTGGCCACTATACCCTCTTATGCAGCTTGTATACTAGATTCTGTGTCGGCAATTCTGTTTCTAGCTAATTCGCAATATTCTTCGGATTGCTCTATTCCGATATAATTTCTACCAGTGTTTAGGCACGCTATGGCTGTTGTTCCTGAGCCCACAAAAGGGTCAAGTATAATGTCACCTGCTTGCGAGTGTAGTGATAAAAAGTGTTCGACTAAAGCTACAGGCTTTACTGTGGGATGTTGATTTTTCCGAGGAATAATCTTAGGAATATGGCGAATTATGTTCTCTATCTTGCGTGAAGTATCATACCATCTGCCTTTTTTGCCCTTCTTGACTCCTACCAGAACCACCTCGTATGAGCGCCGATAATGCCATCCCATTCCTATCTTACCCTTGTCCCAAACTACCATTTGTTTGAATTCAAATAATTCGTCCATCCAAATTGACCAACGGGCATATTGAGGGTTAGGGCCACCGCCACCGCCACAGCAAGAACAGATAACAGAACCTGGCTTTAGTATCCTGACCGCTTCTACCAACATATCTTGGTATATTTCGTTAGCCTCTGCCCCGTCATTTGCTATTGGTCTATTTTCCTCTGGCTTGTATGCTCCCCGACCCAAGGCTGATTCCCATCTTGATATTAAATCACCATTGTTATTATGGTGTCCATAAGGCGGATCAGTCCAAACAAAGTCTATGCTATTGTCGGGGAATGTTGCCATTACCTTTAGACAGTCCCCTTGTATTATTTCATTATGCGGTAAAATGTTCTCCCCCCCAAAAAAAAGACCCTTTAATTTCTTGTTCCAAAATTAGGCATTACCATGGGGCCACTATTCCCCATTCCAAGCTCGTAGGCTGCTATGACTGCGCTATTTAGCGCCATTCCAAAATGGTTTTCTATTCCATGGGATAGATATCGTTTCTTTAACATGCCGCTAGGCGTCTCTTCGATTTTCGCTACCAGGTTTTTACAGTGGCGTCGAAAGTCTTCCAGCGCCTGTAAGTCTTTGCCGGATATCTTAGCCCGATTTGGAAGGAGTATCCTTCCGGCTTCGAATCTATCAACCATCGAATCAATGCTTGTAGTTCGATCCACCAAGACAGTCTGCACGTTTATTTTGGATTCGAATAGTTCAAAACCGACTTTGAATTCCCTGCCTTGAAAATACTGAATCGCTGCACGGTTAGGGTGTTTTGCTGCGAAATTTTTAGCTGAATGTTTATTAGGAAGGGCGTCAATTACTGCAAAGCGGACCCCGAATTGTTCCATCAGAAAATCAAGGCGGTCCCACCTCTCCGTCTCTTCAACGTGAATAACCGTAAAATTATCCCCCGTTATAATTCCCAGGGCAATCGTAAGGACATCACCTTGGTCTATTCCTAAAAATGAATCAAATTCTGAATAACTGAAGCCATGGTCGCCTTCACACCAGTCAAGAATTTCGTCCGTAATCCTTGCGTTGCCGCCAGCAAAAGGCCACCCCAATACACTAATGGTGAATCTTTCGTGCTTAAGCGTGCTCCTCCGCATTTCGGAATATTCACGCATAATTTCAGTGCTTTTATTTGGAAATGCCGGTGGTTTAATCTGGGAAAAAAGCTGCGATAAATGATATCCGCGTTTGTGTCGATCAGGGTGTTTTGCAACCCATTCGCCTTTTGCCATGTTTAGCCTAGCGCCACACTTATAACATCCTCTATAGTGTGTCGCTTTTTCGGGAAAACTTTTCTTTAAATTCTCAGGTATTTCTATAAAATTCTTAGGCCACGACAGATCAAGACAATTCCATTCATTACAAGCCTCACAACGAATATGCCAGAATTGCTGGTCTGAGTCTGCGAAGTCAGCGTCAATGCCAACTCCCGGATATGAAGGCTGGCTCAGGGAAGTAACCCATTGTAGATCGGAGTGCATCAGCCTATCAATTGCGAAAGCCACGTTAGCTGGTTTCGCTTCATCCAATTCGTCTAAAAAAATCGCATCGGCGTCAACCGATTTAACTTTTCCCTTCGAAAACAATCCCCTGAAGTATAAAGAACCAGGGCCAATTTGTTTCAGTTGGACGTTGTTAGTGGTCCTTAATCTTCCGCTAAGATATGAGCTAGACTCAACCATGGGCTGACAACGGTCGTTACTAAAATCCGAAACAGCGTCGTCGTTCTGAAAATAATAAACACATTTCCTGCCCTTGTTATCCGAAATCCACATGGATTTTAGGAGCATAGTCGTTGAAATCCCAACTTGTGCCCCTTTTCTGTAGACCTGATATGAGGAGGTGTCGTCTATGATTTTATCGAGATATTCGTGCCCCTTCGTGCTGTATTTTTTCCCCTTTAAGGTAATATTGGCACGAGATATCCATTCCCTTAGAGAAATTTGCCCTGATGTCGCAAGATGGGCGCTTTCCCCTAATCGCTCGTTGCAGTAATTGACTAATTCTAATGTGGCTACCATTACTCTGCTATTTGCCGATGAGCTTCTTCGATAACTTCCTTTATCTGTGAATATAGCTCTGGTTTTTCAGATAAAAGTTGCTTAAATTTTATATCAAACATGCCAAATACTTGTTTTAGTGCCCCGTCTTTATCGAGGTTTATCCTCTTGTTCGTGGCATATGCTGTGTTTAGTCGGGCATAAGCAGAAAGAATCTTTTCCAGTTCGGTTATAGAGGTAACGGCGGGAAGTTTATTTATTCGCTGAATGATTAACAAACAGGTATTAACCATAGCGTCCATCGTTTTGTTATGTAACTCTTCTCTTAACTCCTCCATGTGCGCAGGGTTTTGGGTTACTGCCTTAGAACCTCGCAGCCTACTTTTCAACCAACGGAAAATCTGTATATGATGGGCTTGGTAACCGATGGCTCGGAGTTTTGAAGCAATCCCCATGGGAGTGAGACCGTCTACTGCTTGCCATCGAACAATTTGAGCCCTAACGTCATCTGGCAGTCTATCTAAATGACAAGGATGTACTATTTCACCTTTTCTGATATTTGGAATCGGAAGAGGTGGCAAATCACCTGCCCCCGCTTTTTGAACCTCTTTAAACGTAACCGGATCTTCAATTATAATTTCATCGGACATAAACTGGGAAAATCCCCCTCATAATAAAATTAAATACCCATGTAACAGGAATTGGGAAGGCCCATAACTGGTTGGTTGGAATTGATTTCAAATATCTTTTCTAATTAACTCAAGGACAGCATAGGGCTATAATCCCTGTTACACGGGTATCCTTCTAGGGAGAGACAGCTATGCAACCTTTAGGTTCCTTGTGGGCCACACTTCACGCTAAAGACAATATTGTAGCTCAATGATTTTTCTCTTTACTTTTGCGATTATTGGGATTACATACAGTTTAGATATTAATTCTGACCACAAGGAGCAAAGTTAATGCTAAAACACTTCGGAATGAATGAAAAACCATTTAATATCACAGCAGACCCTCGTTTCTTTTACTTCACCGCTACTCACAAAGAAGCTATGTTTAAAGTGGAATGGGTCATACGAGATAATCAGGGAATATCGGCTATTTGGGGTGAAGCGGGGAGTGGCAAGACAAGCTTGGCTAAGATACTACTAGAGAAGTTGGCAGACACCCATAGAATCGTCTATATAACTAATCCTGATTTCCATTCCGAAATGATGATGGCAAAGACAGTTTCCTACCACTTGGGAATACCTCCCAAAAGAAGCCTTGAGGCTCAAAGAAGAGCTATAGAGACAGAAATATTAAGGCAGTATGAGAATAATACACCTTTTGTGTTCCTGTTTGACGAAAGCCAGCTAATGAGAGCCAAGTCCTTGGAATTAATAAGACAATGGAGCAATATAGAGGTTCTTAACGAAAAAGCCTGTAGTTTTGTCCTGTTTGGACAGCCTGAGTTAAGAGCCAAAATCTACAAGAAACGTGCATTAAAAAGACGGGTATTCGCACCCCACACTCTAAATTCATTAACTGTAGATGATATGTGTAACCTGATTCTGTTCCGCGTCAATGTGGCAGGTGGCCAACCTGATCTTTTTACGCTAGATGCCCTAGAAGAGGTCTATAAGCGATCCGAAGGATCTGTCTGGGTGGCCATGAAAATTTGCGCCTTCGCTCTTCAGGTAGCGTTTAACGAAAAAGCCCACACAATTACCCCTGAAATGATAGATATAGCCTCAAAATTGGAGAGTTAAGATGCCTAGCTTTGTCCCTAAAGAACCAGTGGTAGACTTATCCTTCCAGCCGGGCACAATACAGTACCTTAGAAGGCTTGAGAAGGAAAAGCTACAGAAGATGGCCGAGGAAGTTTTGACGCCCGAGCCTGTGGATAACTCGGCTGCTTTTGTTGATAAAGACTTGTTGATAAAACAAGACACCAATGGCAATCGGGAGACTATATCTCAGAAAGATACCATATCTCCATGTGTGACCGTCGCTCATTTACCATCTGTCTCTCGTAAAGATACTATATCTGATCGAGATACTAATGGCGTTCAAGATACTGTCTCTTTATCGGATACCCTCTCTAATTCAGATACTATCTCTAAACATGACACTGATGGTAGCAGGGATACCGTATCTCAACCACCACCAGTATTGGCTATATCTTGTAAAGAGACTGTATCTCCTTTGAATACTGATGGCCATCGAGATACAGATGGTCTTTTAGATATAGTTGGCGGCGATATGTTCCGGAAGGGGGCACCCACAGTCACTCCAACTATATCCCGTTTAGATACCGCATCTCACAACGATAGGGCATCTCGAAGAGATATAGTATCTCAACCAGAGACCCTATCTCGCAGAGAGATCGTCCTTGCGCCTAAAACGCCATCTGTGTCTATCTCGGAGACCATATCTAATAAAGTTACCGTATCTGTTGGAGATACAGATGAGCAATTAAAAGTAACCAACAATTTTATGATATTTGACAAAGATTTGTTCCCTGCTTTAATGGGGATGTCTGAAATAGAAATAAAGGTGTATCTGGAGCTTATAAGACGCACATGGGGCCAAAATCCTCCACAGCAAACGTGTGAAGCTACTAATGCAGGGATGTCTTATTTTACCCACGTCTCTGTGGGGAGTGCCATGAGTAGGGCAGTCGCATCACTTGAACGTAAATTATTAATTAAAAAACTATTTTGCGCTAGAACAAAGAAGGAGCGAAGTGTATATCGTGTCTTTTTGCCATCCGAGGTGCCAGGTTCCCCAAAAAGTTTCACAGTTATAGAAAGAGTTGACAAAACATCCAATGTATAATGAGATACGGTATCTAATTTTACATCAGTCTCTCAAAAAGATACTGTATCTCTGGACTATATCTCAAATTACACTGTGTATTATATTAAGATTAAAAATAAGTCTTAGATTTAATCACCCCCCTGTGGATAACCTTTGACCATTCGTTAAAAACCCTCTCCGGAATAAAAACCAAACAGCCGGTCACCTAATAAAAAACCTGAGAAACTTTAACGCACAAAAGAAGGGTGGGGCTATTTTTTGAGTTCATCCAGCAAGTCATGCAAAGCAATTATCTTAAGAGTGTAATCACGTTCAGTGGCTTTATTGGAACTAATACGCGAAATTAGATAATTTCGTTGAACATCATTTATCTTTTCTTCTAATTCCTCGATCGTAAACTTCTTATCTTTTGCCGCTATCTGCTTATTAATCTCTTTTAACCCCATTGTAAATGCGTCAAGCACATCAACATTATCACCAGTAATGGGTGTCCACCAGAAATCATCGCCGTTGATTGCCGGTTTACCATCCCCCGTATACAACATGTGTTCGATCTTGTAATCCTCGATATATTTAGATTTACTCACTAACCAATCAGTCATTTCAACACACTTTCCCTTTTTAATATTCCTGCTATGCGTTTAAAGCTACTCGCTGGTCCCCATGTTTTATTACAGAACTCACACTGAACCGTCCATTTCTCGTCATTGTCAAATTCGTTCATCGGCCACACAATTTCTGATTCTGTATTAGGAAAAGCGTCGTCACTAACATATGTTCCATTCCATATTTCTGTAGTCCGAAATATTTGATAATAGTGTGAACCACATGGACATTTGAATTTCATTGTTTCCTTGTCACGTTTCTTGCCTTTAGCATTAGCCAATATTTCTAACCTTACCGCCTCTAATTCAGGTGCAGGCAAAGGTATCCATGTTACATTCTCTTCACTTTTAACTACCAATTGCCATTCGTCCCATTGTTTTGAGTTAATACACATATTTGTTTATAACCTCGCTAGTTTCTTCCAAGCGGAACTGTATTGTCTAAAGACTTTATCAATAACTTAATCATCAGATATAACACTTCTCAGCTTTTCTTGCTCAACCTTACGTTTTCTGGCATTTTTAACAACGGTCTTGCGAACGTCGGCCATTTTGTGCCGACTTCCCGTTACTAGCTGGCGTGGTTCCTTATTGGGTGCAAGTTTCGCCATTAACTCTTCGGCCTCTTCTCCTTCAAAAGTCCATAACAATGATTCCATCTAATCCTCCCCTCTCAAATTAAATCCACGTTAGGCCGATAATAATCAACGTTCCTGAAATCATTGGACATTAACATTAACTCATCGCGAACTAGCCCCTTGAGCGTTTTAGTAAGGCTTTGGCGGGATACGTTGGTCGCAACAGCAATATCGGAAACTGACGCTGGCTCGTTATTGTTTTTATCAAAATATTTTCTGATTGTTGCAGCTATATTGCCAGTCTGCTCCATGTTTTCATATTCAACACAAATCCATTGCGAATATTTTGAGTCCCAGGTCAGATGATAAGTAGCATCACTTAAATCTTTGCCCATGGCTCGCAAGTTTGCAGTCATTGCGTTTCTGTCGAGTCTTCTGTTAAAAATCCACACTAGATCGGCAGCCCCGGTAATACCTGACGACCCTGAAATTGAATTCATGGGGTCTTTGTGCTCACCCTGGTTGGTGTGTTGAACTACCAAAACACCTATGCCGTAATCAAGCGCTATTTTGTGAAAATGTCCCATAGTGCGATAGTCTTTGTTGTATAAGGTTTGCCCTTTACTGTTGTTTTCTTCACCAATTAATTTTGCCAACGTATCCACAACTACGAGTTTAGCGTCGACATGGTCGTCACACCATCGTCGGATATCGTCAATTCCTTTAGGAATAGTGTTCCAGTGGTTTGTAAAATAACCACATCTAGGAGCTGGTCCCTCGTGCTTTTTCTGCTCTTCCATCCTCCTTTTAAAACGAGCAAGAGGATCTTCAAGCGCTAAATGCAAAGTGGAACCTTGGACAACAGGAAACTTACTCATAGCCAGACCACCAAGTGCTACAGAATAAGATAACTGTTGAACCAGAAACGATTTCCCCATTTTAGGGGCTCCCCCTATGATAGTTAGTCCCTGTGGCAGCAATTCGGGAACTATCCAGTTAACATCTTCAACCTGCTGCTCTTCAACCTCAGCAAACGTCAAAAACTCAACCTCGGAAATCTTTTTTTCTTTTGGCTCTACTACAACTAATTTGTCTTCTGCGTAGGATGATAATTTTGCGGCTTGTCGAGCTATTCGCTCAACTGATTTGGCGTTCAATGGCGGTAAGCATAAGTCTCTATTTTGTTGCTGGAGAAGATTTAATATGCCCTCGTAATTCATTCCTGCATTACGAGCACAGCACCCGTTAGAATATAACGTGTTGTCGCGAGTCCCTTGCGGAATAGCTCCGACGCCGCCAGTAACGAGCCTGGTTTTTACCTCTACTTGCTCTAACTTTAAATCCAACGCCGCAACCAAGTCTTCCGGGCTATACGGCATCATTTCCCTTTTTGAAACTATTCGTGACATAAAGGGATTTTCTCTATTCTTTACATGATAGAAACCCGGAATCCGCATTACCCTAGACGGATTACAAATCGTTTGGTCACCGTTAAATCTTTTGGCTATTGCTTTTTGATATTGGCTAAATAACGAAACGGAAAAGCCAGAATCAATCAACCAGTAAGTATGATACTTGCCGGGACTCGTTTCTAGCACTACGTGAGGCATCGCTTCAGTTCTGATTACGGGGTCTAGAGACGATCCATCCAGGTCTAGAAACAGGGCTCTCACGCCGACGATATCGGCATCGCTTTGTCCTGTTCCATTAGATGGGTTGACAATCCAGAAGCACCCAGCTCCTAAACGGTTTTGATGTGACAATCTTTCGGTCACCTCATCAAAGTATCCTTTTATCTTAAGAGGCTTTACGCTACTTGTTTCGCAATCATCAAATGTGCGAAAACTAAGTTCTTCCATGGGGGCTATAAATTCAAAGAATTCGTCTGCTACCATCAAGTCAGGTTGAATTTGTAAAAAGCTCATTTAGTTCCTTTCTAAAGAATGTGTAATGCCCCCCACAATACACAATTAAAGTTCACAGGCTCCGCTTGCGCACGCCAAAGTCCTGGCTCCTTCAGTGTTGTCGGTGTCTTCCCAGTCAGAAAGCTTTGAGAAATCAATCTCTGGCATTTCTGATACCATTTTAGTATAGGTTTCTTGGTCTATTTCTTCATATGGAGCCTGATTATATTTCTTGTTACTATATGGAAAGAACGAGACACCGTTAATGCTATCAAAATATTTATAAACGTAGGCGCAGACTTCAAGCCATTCAGATTCTTTCACATAAATTGTGCAAGACATGTTTTGTTCCGCCCAGTTTTCGACCAACATCCTGTACCATTCTAGTTGCCCTATAGCTGTGTCCTGGTTTCTAGTTTTACATCCGGGGGGAGCTTTGACTGGGAAAGAAAAGACAGCCGTGTCGTGATTCCCTTTGTCCATCTCGTAAGACATTCCCTGGTCTATCATGGTTTTAAACAAGGCGTCATGGGTGCTAATCCTTACTCTTCGGATATAATATTCTGCCCATCTGCTGTGAATTCCAGAGGAGCAGTTAACAAGCTGAGAAACTGTGTTGTGGCTTTTGACGGCCCCGGCATAAAACCAATGTGAAGAGGTCTCAATATCATAAGTTTTTATCGTCCCGGCTTCTTTGACAGATTCTACCTTTCCTATAATCCTAGTGTTGTTACCATTTTTAAGACACGTCCAAGCTGTGTCTATGTTTCGACTGTTTAGCTCTTGAGCTTTATTAGAGCTTTTCTCTAATATCTTAAAAGCTTCAGGAAGGGTTCCTTGTGCTAACCCCATAAGGAACATGCTTTTTTCTTTTTGGAAGTTGTTTCCTTTTACGTTTTCAGAGACACCAAAAACCAAACCTACAGCTAGAGAAATTTCCTGGATATGACGAGCTAACAACTCAGAAGCGGTAGTTAATACCACAGATTTCTCGTTATTTTTAAAACCCATCCATCCATCAGCATCTAACATTCCTGCTATAAAAGCTATAATATCACTAGACGAGGACGATCTTACGAGTATAGGAATAATGTCTATCGAATCGTTGTAATATTTCCAGACATTGTTTTTAATAAGCCAATGCCATAAAACTTTTGAACCTATATCTAGTGTCATGGCTTTTCTATGCTCTGATGCTTTATGCAGTTTTGTGTCTAAATTGAATTGTTCTTTGAGTATTCTCTGTGCTTTCTCTAGGTTAACTATCCTCTCATCTGTGAACCGTATTCTGTATTTAGTCGGAGACATTGCTCCGTCTCCCCATAGGTACCCTAACAGCCACGCTATATCTTTATTCATAGCGTCGGGTTGTTTTATTTCTTCAACATCTTCTCGCATTTGGAGAGACAAGGAATTCACTTTTAGGAAGCTACTGTGTTCAGCCTTAGAATAAATACCGGGCATAACCTCCAAGATGTCTCCCTTTTGAAGTTTTGCTGCTACAACCCATTTCCCTATAGGAGTGTGTTTGTGGTTTGTGCCTGTTACTCTTTCTTTAACAAACCATTGGTGATTAGGAGTGCATTGAAGTTTCATTCCTAAACTTAGGTTTACGTTCACCGTGGCGGCTAACCCGTTATTATAAGTCTGTGAAATGCTAAAAAAGTCTCCGGGAGATGTGGCCTTTATATCTTTTCTAAAAGGAGACCATACGGATTCGCAAGGATGGTCCTCAAATAAATCCTGAAGAGTAAAAATACCTTTATCTGTCGTAACTAACCCATTCCAAGGTCTACAACCAGAAGGCTTCCCAACCGTAATTGCCGCTGGCATATTAATTTCAAGTAGCTCAGATGCTTCTTTGGCTGTTTTGATCGCAGTTCTCTTCCAATGTCTGAGTGTTTCGGGAGTAATTAACTCCATGTTGTCACAAAGCCCTGTAAGGGACACGCCGAGAAGCCTTTCCTCCTCTGCGTTTTTTTGCCATTCAGGGCGCATATGGGGAAAATAAGTCAATGTAGCCTGAATACAGCCTATCCAGGTGGCGCATTTAATTTTGTCTTGAATTGAATCGAAGTCGTCTTTT